CCTTTAATTCGGCAAGGTCAGTGAACGACCAGTTTTGAGATATCGACTCATTTTCGTATAAATCGATGTAGTATTGTTCGGTTGTGTCTATCTTAAAAGTCCAACCTGACGCGCCATCGAATAGAACATTATTAAGAAAATATATATTCCATAATCCGGGAAAGACGCTACCGAAATCAACTACACTAATCACTCCACCTTCGTATTCGTTCAAAGATGGGTCGATGATTGTTATTGATTTGCCTACCAAAGATTCGATTCCTTCAAAATAGTTAACGCCTATTTTGACTGAGGATGTTGGAATCGACGGCTCAATGACATCGCCAATGATGACCTCGCCCTTTGCTATAATCAACTGAACTTCGTTTATCATAACCAGTAATCTTGAGAGAGTGTAATCGTGAGAGTGACGTTGTACTTTTTACCGCTTCGTTCTTTTTTCTCCGCGAATGCAGTGTCAGTAATCGAGACGGGTGTTTGTGTGCCGTCGATGTTTATCATCTGCACCTGATTCGAGAAAAGCAGATTTTTCAAAAAGACAAACTCACCCTCTTGCAACCAGTCACTGGTAATGGTCATATTTCGAGTCACGATATTCTCGCGGTCGTAAAGTTGTCGGTCAGCGGGTCGAAATATCTCGGTCGAATTCCGATAAAGAACTCGACGATATTGCTTCCTTTCGATTTGGTTGTTCCACTCGTTTTTCTTTATGAAATTAAAATAGTCCCAACCGCCGCGAGAACTCACCCAACCAAGGCGCACCCGGTCGAATCGGCAATCGACTTGACCCCACACCGAGGCATTGTAAAAACAATAAGTGTTCGATGTCGTGTCGACGTCGTCATTGTTCAACTCAATGGTGTAATACCTCCAATTCACCAAGTCGGCGGGCGTAACGGGAACACCGCCGTCTTCGCTTATGTTTTTAGGATAGCAAGGCGCGTGAATGATGCCATCAGTTTCACCCGTTGCGACTCCGAAATTCGAGGGAGTGCCATCGGCGGCGTAAATAGTGTATTTAACTACATACGGAGGAACATTCGACGTATAACGATTCGTCGGTGTAAACGATAAAAGACCAAAGTCGTCATTGAACACTGGTATAAACACAATAGAGGGACTCGTTAACCCAAATGTGTCGGCCATATACCAACGATGCGTTGATGGAATTCTATCCGTTAAGACCTGAGACCCATCATCGATGAGAGCAAATGAATACGCCTCTCCACTTGTGTCAGGGTTCGGCAAATATCCATACGACGGAGAGAGTGATGCGTTGAACACGATGAGATTTACATCGGTTCGTGCCTCCTCATTTTCGGTCATTGTCGGAGAACCGCCCACTGGCGTCACCAACCACCACTCTTGGAGTTGAACATCATACTCCTCGTACGCGCCACCGACTGGTTCAATTTGATAGTTGGTAAAGTCGGCAGAGTGCCACCCCGCAAGAGTGTCCTCGTTGCGTAACTTGACCACACTTTGCAAGTCAAAAATCAACTTGCCGTCGATGTCGGGCGTAACTAAAAACTGAAGCACTTGCCCGGTGCTCGATGCCGTTACCTTTACGCCATACTTGAACTGCAACTCACCAAAATTGTCCGATGTTGCGATAAACATCAACCGCTGACCTCGCGGTGTAAACGAGTATGGTTGTGATTCGATTGTGATTGCCATTATTTTATTCCTTTGCCCGATTGCGTTCGGGAGTTTAACAATAAACGTTTTTCGAGTTCATTTTTCAGCAAATTAAAAAACTCATCACCCCTCGCATCGATTTCCTCGGTGATGGCCTCGTTGAAATAATTGATTCCGACGATACCCTTGCGACCGATACTTTGCGCGATGTTCCAAGATGCCGACCTCAATCGAGACTCGGTTGTCTTAATAAACTGACCCTTTTCGTTGCGGAGTCGAATCTTCCGAATTTTCAACCAGTCATAAATTGAATCCGATGGCGGTGCTTTGCTATTCGGCTTGCGACCATACTCAATGACGTCGGCGTATCGCTTAGTCAACCACGACTTTGTTGTAAAGTCCATTGTGTACTTGTTATTGCGAACGCGCAACTTGTATGTGAGCGATTCCATCAAGTTCCCAGTCGCAACCCGATTCCGACTCTTGCCACGAATCGAACGCATCACCTTGAGATTGCTCATCGCACGCCTGACGACTGACTCGCCAAACGATTCGAGAATATCGATGTCCTTTCCTTTCGCCATTATACGAGAGTGAGGTTGAGTTGTGCCGCCGCGATGACATACGCCTCGGTATTTGAGTCACTGGTTGCGCCCCAATTCAAATATGTATCTCCATCAATTAAAATTTGTCCCTCGTAAATCATTGCGCCGTCAACATCACATAAAGAGTATTGCAATGCCGCACGACTCTCGAGGTCATCGTAACTGATGTATAGTTTCAAACATTCGGCAATTTTAGTATCGCCATTACTCCAAATCTCTAATGGTTGTATGTTTCTCATATTATAATACTTCTTGGTATTCTAAAGTTGAACCCGCCCTTAATGAAAACTGACCAGCACCCGCGCAACGAACGCGAATGGTAAATGTTCCGCTTGCCGTTGTACGAATCATTCCATCACCAATGCAAACACCTGTATTCGTCATTGCCGCGTTTGTCCCTGAATCATAAGCAAAACCCGATTGATTGACAACCGTTGTTGCTGCAAGTGGTGCAGTATATCGATAATTCATATAAGTAAACGTTGGTCCGGTTGTGCTAAATGTAACGCCATTAGTCGCTGTAAAAGCAAGCACCGCCTTCCATTTATATGTTTTATTCGCGCTCACCGCAAAAGACAAGTCGGTCACGCTTTCGAAACCCGTTCCGACGTTTGTAAATGTCGATGCGAGTATTGCCGTTTGCGTTGCTACAATGGACAAGTCGGTTGCAAGTTGCGCCGCACTGATGCTACTCACTGAATTGTCGGCGTTTACTCTCAAGTAACGAATCGCGTTCGGGTTCGGTAGTGTTGCGATGTTCGTCCCGACGGTTGTCAATCCGATACTATTTTGCTTGCCGTTGAAAGTTGACCAGTCCGCACTCGACAACGCACCGCGATTCGATGCCGATGCCGTCGGTAGGTTAAACGTATGAACCGAACCACTTGAGTTGATTGCGAAATCCGTTCCCGCAGTTCCGACGGCAAACGTTTGGGTTGAATCGGTCAGGCCGTTGAGCGAACTGAGTCCGATGGCGTAGGTCGTGTGAACCTCACCGATACGACTCGCTTCAGTATAAAGAGTAACCGTCTTGCCGTTCGTGTTTTGAATGTCGAATTCGATGTGTATTCGGTCGGTTGCGAGTGTGACCGTGTTGGGGACTGAGATACTAAAAGTGTATAAGTCGGGAACGTTGCCGTTGGTGATTTGCTCCATTGTAGAGGTCGCTATCAACGTGAACGTGCTTCCGTTATATGTGTAAAGTTTCGCGAGTATCTGCGCGTGATTCGACCCGCCTCCCGTCTCACTCAAGTATACGTCGATTGTCCAAACGCCCGAGGGGATGACAAGGTGATTCGGTGACCCGACATCGGTGATGAACCGAGCAATCACGCCAGTGGTCGCCCGTGTAAAGTTCGCCGCTGACCCAGTATTCGCCGCAGTCCCGAGTTCGTAATAAGTATTTCCTCCGATAGTGCCTTGCGATACGTTGCCGTTAAAGTAGAAAATTTGACCACCGCCGCCTCCCGTACTTGGAAAATTGGCGAGAGTGCCATCACCCCGAATATATTGGTCAGTTGTTCCCGCACCCGTGACCGCGAGAGTTCCGATTGTGGTCACTGGCGAACCCGCCACACTGAACGCCGATGGCATCGTGAGACCGACTGATGTGACCGTTCCACTTCCCGTTGACGGAGTTGCCGCTTCCCAATCACCCGACGTCGAGTTGTATGTGAGCACTTGACCATTCGATGGACTCGGAGCATTCACATCACCAAGGTCATCCAAGTTGACGGGAATTGTCGGAAGATTGTCGAGGTCATTGTAATCACCTGAGGTCGCAACCGCCGCGAGTATCGGCTTGTTGAGTATCTCCTCAACACCGCTCACCGCGTCCCAATCGGAATTGACTTGTGCGGCGGGAATCGTTGGTTTGTTCAATATCTCGGCAACTCCCGAGGTTGCGTCCCAATCTGCGTTGACTTGCGCGGGAACATCACCAATCGTAATGAAACCACTATCGTTGGTCAGTTCGCTTGTTGCCGTCGGAATCGTCGGCTTATTCAAGATTTGATTGTCGCCAGTTGTAGCGTCCCAATCTGCGGGCGTTTGACGTTGACGATAACCCGCTCCGACGAGTGTCCAATATGAGGTGTTCGTTGGAATGATAGCGTCGTTGCTTGCGGTGCATCGGTAAACGTTGCCACTATACCACACCAAATCGCCGACGATGTACTGGTTGCCGAGCGACGTGTTGTGATTGACGTTGTACTCGGTGCTCGATAGCGTTCCCGAACCGCCTCCGCCACTTGAATTGATTTGAACGCGACCGTCACCCAAGTCCTGAATCGTCGTGTTAGTGCCATCGACCAAATCGAGAAGAGATTGAACGACGTTGTTAGTCCCGTTGACCCTTAACACAAGGCCAGTACCTCCACCGCCCGAACCGCCCGAACCCGAACCGCCCGCACTCCAATCAGCGGGAATCTCGCAAGCACTCCAATCATTCGGGAATGTCATCGATAACTTGCAATTCACTCCCGTGAGAGTGTGAGTATATTCCTCGATGAATGGTTCAATCGTGGTTCCTCCCTCGAGAGTGACATCAGTTCCGAAGATGATGCCGCCATTCTTTATTTCGCTGATTAAGTCCTCCGCTAAACGAATGCAATCACTCAGCGACTCCCGTTGATACTCGGTCGGTGTCTCCTTGTCGCGAGGTAGGTCAGCAAACACGACATCGAATTCATACGACATCGACCCGTCTCCGGGTGTCATCGATACGGGAACGACGTGCATCCAAGGGTACTCGTTATCTTGAACGATGTCGGTCACGTCGATTTGACCGTGTGAGAATCTGCGAATGAGATAGTGCCCATCGGCGAATGCCTTGAACCGCTCAATCACTATATTATAACTTGTCTTAGTAAGCATTGCTCTGCATTTTTATTCGTTGTCGTTGTGTGTCGTTGTAATCCCTCATATAACTCAAGTGTGTCATCACCTCATACACTGGTCGGTTGAGCACCGCATCGAATTTCGTGATGTCTCGGTCGGTGAGTGTCTCGATGATATTCATCCATCCCCATCGGTTCATATCATTTGCGCCAATTGGTTCCTCATCATCGTCGTCTCCTCCTCCAAAAAGGCCACTGAACTTTGCACCAATTCGCTTAGAATAGTCGAAAAAAAAACCAACACACCGTGAACTTGCGCCATCGTGAGCGACTTGACCGCATCCATATAATACTTGACCCGGTCAACGTCATATATCTGGAGTTCGTAGTGTTTGCCGAACCGACTTTTTATCGGGCGGTAAAGCACCGCCATCAAGTTCGGTAGGTGAGAGTAGTCGATTTGTTCCTTGTCCTTCCAAATCGCTTGCGCGTATGTGTCGAGGTCGATGTGCTCGCGGAGTGATAGAGCGTCGATATCAGGAACGAACCCGAGGTCGGTGTCACCCTTCACGACGTAGTCAAGTCGGGGAGCACCGTTGTCCAAAGCGGTCGAGTATTCGTTTACGATTGTTTCGATTGTCGATGCTTGCCACGATTCGACGGTCTTTTTTGATGCGCCAGTGATGAGCATCACTCTCTCGACGTCGGACTTCAATGAATGATAACGCACGAACTCTCCGAGCGTGATGTCGTTGTAATTTTGGGGAACGGTTATCTTCATAAATTGGCGGCAATATGAATAATGGGTTGACCCTCGTTCCCGGTTAATTCGGTTCTCTCAACGAAACCGCGTTTTTTGCCCTTGGTCTTGAGATAGAAAATTGTCGACGCGACGTCACCGCCATCAATCAGGGTGTGCAACTTGGACTCGGCGAAATCAATCACCTCCTCTCCGATATTCTCAACGTCCTCTTTATATTCCGGGTCATCCTTCAACCAGTTGTAGTGAGTCCTTCTATCGATGCCGACCTCTCGACACGCCGTTGATACGATGCCGAGCGACTTTCGCATCGCTTCGACCATCGCCTTTTTGAGTGTAGAGTTTTGATGATTCATATAATGTCAATAACTGCATTTTCCCCGAAAACATTGGTGTTTCATCGGTGACGAAATCGCACTTTCGGGATGTGCTTTCGGCCGAATGTCAATAACTCAACGCCCTTGCCACTGCATTTGGCAAACTGCATAGCGTTGTTTCGGGTCTTTATACTCCGAAATCATTTTTGTCTCGGCCATACAACGACCGATGAACTCGCTTTTGTCCTCGTTTGCTTTTGGTTGTGGTAAAGGCATTAGTCTTGTTTGTTTAATTCGTTTACTCCTTGAACTATGCCAATCGCGGCGCATATGCCAACGATAAAGGCGATTGTACTAAATATAATCATCGGCCTTAAATAGTATTGCTTTCGCGTGTGGTGCTCTTGCGTTAATCTTGTCGACTTGTTCCTTGGAATTGTCGTAGTGAGTCCCGATGTGATGTTTCATTACAAACGTGTACTTGTCCATTCCTTCGGTAAAAATCACTTTTGCCCTGCTGATTCCAAGTCGGTCGGCTAAGTTAAAAACGGATTGACCCTCCGATTTTCTGCGAGCGGTCAGGATGAGCACCTCCATTCCGTCCGCGAGGAGTGATTTCGCGAGTCGTTTGCCTTGTGGCGTTGTGAGAACCCCGTCGTAATCGAACGAGACTCGACTTTTTGCAAGATACGTATTCATTTTCGTTGATGTGTCGTTTTAATTCACTGAGAATCGTCTTTGCGTTACAACTGGTGCACGAGATTCGTTGGTCGCTCATCTTGTTGAACCACTTGGTGATTTCGGTGATGATTTTCGGGTCGCTGAGACTTCCCGTCTTGGGCAATGAGTTGAGGAACGTCTTGAGTTGTTCGACATCGTCATCGGTCAACTTGTATTTTCCCCATTTTCCGACCGGGCACTCGGCCAATCTCAACCACGTCTTGAGTCGCATATCGCAACCGCAGAGTCTCGCTTTCCGTCGGTAGTATGTCACGACATTCTCGTCATCTTGTTCGTCAATTTTGTTGCCAATGAACTTTGTCCCGCACGAATGCGTTTGCTCTTTGTAGTATTTGCACCCTCGACAAGTTTCGAATCGTTCCTTTCGGACGGTGTTGGGCACGTTAAAGTTGAACATTGCGTTTGATTTTGTTGATTGCTTTTTCTACTAACTTGTAAAGGGTCTTGACCTCGATTCCCGTCTCATCGGAGCATTTTTGATAACTGAAATCGGTCATCATATAAAGTCGGAGCATTGTGGCATCGAGTTCGGGCATCATTGAGATATATGCGTCCAAGTATTCATTATCGAGTCGGCTTCCCAACCACGGAGCATCGCGTTCCTTTTCGTGAGCGGTTGACTCGCTTATCCACCTTAACTCAAACGAGCGGTATTTTGTCCCGTATCGGCTTGACTTGTCGATTGCCATCAAATAAAGTGAACGGTTGACGTATGCGAATAGGCCGCCATCACTCGCCAGTTGACACAACTTGTCGCCCTGATTCTCGAGTATCTTGAGCATTGTCTCCGAAAGTAGGTCATCACCCTTCACCCGGTCGCGCATCAATCCGCTTGCAAATCGTTGCCATATGGGGAGGTGTTTACTCAATTCGATATCTATGTCGCAAGTTGTCAACTTTGTTCGATGTAGCGAATAACTTACATATCTTTGCCAAATGTAACACACGCCTAATGTGTGACGACATAAATCAATTGACAATGCAAAAAGTAAATAAACTCGAGGAGTTCATACTTGACGAATTCGGAACGCGGGACTTGTGTGCAAAGAAACTCCGGGTGTCTCGTTGGACTATCTATCGTTGGATTGAACGACCTGACGCGATTCAATACAAACACCTTCGCCGACTGAGTGAGGTGACCAATAAAGACATTTGTCATATAGTAAGTAATCACATAAACAATCAATAAAGATGAGCAATTTTGAACCACAAGAGAAATTCGGAGCATTGTTCCGCAACACCAAAAAGACCGAGGATAAACAACCCGACTATCGCGGCAACATCAAAATAGGCGGCGACCTTTACAACCTCGTTGCTTGGGTTAAGGAGGGAAAAAACGGAAAGTTCCTATCGATGAAAGTCGAGACGACCGAAATCAAACCGAAACCACAAGTTGAGTCCGATGAAAGTGGTAACGACCTCCCGTTCTAAATGCCCGCATCGGGAACCTGAGGACTTGAGTTATCGCGACTTTATCGATGATGCTATTGAGCGCATTGATAAGGGCGAGATTCAAATCAAGTGCCCAGTGTGCTCTCGTTTTATTTGGGAATCATTATATCACGCTAAAAAAAACGAAAATGAGTAAAGAGACCGCAGTCGAATATATGTTCCGACTTTTGGACGTTATGACGTTCGACAAGGATAGTGAATCCGCTGATATTTGGGAGGCGATTTATCATCGTGCTCTTGAGATGGAGCGTGAACAGATGGGAGAAGCATTTGATGAAAGTCGTTTGACGAATCAATGGGTAGTTTTAACAGAGTCAGCATTTCAACACAAATCTTTTCAAGATTACTACAACGAAACATACAAAGGAGGTGAGAAATGAACGCACTCTGCACAATTATCATTTGGTGTGGTATGCACTACGCGACGCCTCAATGGATGCATAAGCAGATACCCGAATCGATGTGGTCGCACTTTGAAATTTTCATTTATAAGTACGGTCAACAATCAGTGGTTGAGCACAACCCATCAACAACCGCTTTGATTGGTTTCAGTGCCGGGGGACTTGATGTCTTTAGACATTATTCAAAAGACTACGCGCTTGTTGTACTGCTTGACCCGACGACTCGTCCCGAATTCGAACGGATTGACTTCGGTAGCAATGTCGTGATGATTTACAACTCGTCGAACTGGGGAGGCACAAATAAAAGTCTCACAAAAGTCGCCGAGCGCATTCGTGCCAGTGATAACGATGTGCAATCGGTTAAGTTAGGACATAGTGAAATTCCATCGTATTACTTTAAAAACAAAATGAGCAATGAAAACAATCAATTCTTTATCGGGCGGTAAAACGTCATCCTTTATGGCCGCGCATCATCGTGCTGATGTTGATGTTTTTTCCTTAGTTCGAATTGAGGCAGACTATTGCCGACCAAAAGACAAAAGCATTGTTAAATATGTATCGGACAAGATTGACGATGACTTTATCGCAACCGCAGAAAGTGACCTCACTCTTTATGTCGTGAGAGATTTGGAGCAACTTATCGGTCGCTCAATAATTTGG